GCTACCTTCGCCAGTCTTAGGCTCTGATTTATATGCCTCGAGGTCTTCTGGGGTGATGCCAGCTGAGACTTTCTTTACGAGGTCTTCTTTCTTGTCGCTCGAAGCGACTTCGACATTGTGTTTCGCAGCCAATTCCTTGAGCTGTTCTACCTTGAGTTCTGATACTGCTTCTTGACTTGCCATATCTTTTTTCTCCTTAAATTGTTTATGTTAAATCCGCTTGTTAATGCCGAGTTCTTTGTAGAGCTCGTTAGCTGCATTAACCGTGGAGTCTGACGAACGGCTATGAGGCACGCTGACATTAGACCTTGATTCTATGTTATCATCCAGGCCATTCAACGGCAAGGTTCGCTTCTCGTTCTTAACATCCCTCAAAACATCGAGAATCTCTCTCGGGTCTATCCTCAAGCCGATGACGACGCCTTGGTTGCCCTCGGGGTTGCCAGGCTCCGTGCCAGGGGCATAGATGATCGCCTTATTGATAATAGGCATCGCCTTGGCCGCAAAATCGGCATCAAACTTACCACTACTTTCGACCAATTCAGGAAAGTCATCCATCATGCTCGCAAGGTGATCGTAGGCTGCAACTGAGCTTCGCATGATTTGTTCGGCCTGCTCTTCACGTTCCTGTGTCGCTTGCTGTTCGCGTTGGTAGCTGGCTTCACGTTCAGCAGCGCGCTGGTCGTAGCCATCCTTCCATCGTCGCCAGGCGAGCTCAGCTCGTTCTGGGTCGAGGTCGATAATATTACCTTGCTCGTCACGGACTTTACGGAAGTCGTCAATCGTGTATTCGGGGTCTTCTTGAGCAATTTTCGACTGCTGAACGGCCTGCTCTTTTTCAGACAATTTTCGCTCAAGTTCGGCAGCACGCTCTTCAGCGGCACGCTTTTCCTCGGTTAGCCTTTGGAATCGCTTTTCGACGGCGGGATTACTTTTGCCTGGTCTTTTGCCCTCTTCCGCCTCGTCGTCCGATTCGTCGCCTTCTTGTCGAGCTCCGTTATCTCCGAGCTCAGTGTCGTCTTCGCCTCGTCGCTCAGAATCTTCTTCTGCGTCGGATTTAGCCTTGCGAACTCCTTTGTCAGCGTCGCCTGATTCGTTTTGTACTTTTCGAGAATCCGATTGCTTTTTCGCGCCCTTCGCGTCAGAATCATCTCCTGAATCGCCATCGTCGCTTGAAGCAGGTGCATCTTTCGATTTACCTTTGTCGTCAGCGTTTTTTGCTGACCCAGCACTGGGATCTCCTGGCTTGTTTTTCGCATCGTCTTCAGCTCGAACACTAGCGGTCTTAGGTCGTCCTTTAGGCTTACCAGTGGGCGCGGGAGCTTTGATTCCAAGCTCGTCATACATCGCTTTAACGTCGTCGGCCGTTGGCTGGTTGACTGCTCCTTCGGGAGCTCCGGCTGCACCTGCTTCGATTTGCTCGAGCGGTTCGTTTCTTTGGTCTTCATTCATTTCTACCCTTCCCTATACCCCGTTTTTCGGTGTGTGTGATTGTTATTGCTGTCGTGTTTTTTAGCCGTTTTTGTATGTTACTTTGGATTGTATCATAAACCGCCAATAAACATAGACATATTGTTGTTTTCGTTTTTCTTACCCCCCAAGCTGAGTTCTGACTGCATAAATTTCTCGAATCGCTCCTTCTTCGCCTCCTTCGTGTCAACGACGGCAGCGGGGTCTTTGATATGGGCAGTCGAGAAGACATTTTTGGCAGTAATGCGGTACTTGCTTATCGCCTGCGCCATGTAGCACAGGGAGTCCACGGTGTCAGAGTAGCCGCCCTTGTGAGTCGGTTTGCTCGACCAGATGTGCATTTTCTCGTTCCACTCATACTCAAGCTTGTCGAGACACTCGATGAGGCGAGTCAGCCGCTCGTCGATGCGTAGCCCGACGAAAAGACCGCGTAAGTGGTTCAACTTGTCTTCGACACGATTTGGCTTCGGGAGCACGATGGTATTGGTGATGCCCTCGTTCGCCAGCGCCGCCTTATAGCTCTCGTTGCGTGCGCCCTTACGGTGAGCGGCATCGTGCGGCAGGAAGTGAGTATGCACTGCCCAGCCGCGCTCTTTCCACTCGCCGACGTACCAAGTGACATCTTCATTGCGGTTCTCGATATGATCGTGAACATGTGGAAAACCATTCTCATCGACTTGGAATAAAATAATACTCGTATAGTCGGCGTTACCTAAGTCCCAGGCGGCGTAAAACGGCAGTGATTCATCGGCGGTCAATGGGGTGACGCGACCCTCGTCTTTCATAATCTTCGTCAGCGCCCCAAACACCGAACCGCTGTTCGGGCTTATCCAGCTGGTCATGTATTCCTGTTGCCAGAGCGCCTCGTTACCGTACTTGGAAATAATCTTCAGCCGCTCTTGCTCCAAGAAACCTGGAGCCATGTACTGCGCCACCTCTGGCATACCACAGTGCATGTTGGAAACGTAGGCGAAATTAGGGTGAGCCGTCGCGAACTGGTATTCCTGGTAAAAGTGGTTTTTTCCACGGGGTGTGGAAATCATAATGCGCCAGCCGCCCGTTTCCGCGAGCATGGCGGTGACGAGCTCGATAGATGCAGGGTTCAGGACGGCGTACTCGTCGAAGACGACCCCGTTCAAACCAGCACCCACCAGCTTGTCCACCTTGTTAATACCAATCAGCTTAATGACACTTCCGTTGGTCAGCTCTACCTCCATCTTGGCCGAGTTCATACGCACCACCATGTCCTGCGGAATCATATCGAGGAACTTGACCCCCTTAGAGGTCATGGCTATCCAAATGTCGTTATAGGCAGTCGAGTAGTTGTCGAAACAGTACCAGTACGTGCCTGGCTTGCTGACCGCTTCACGGACAAGCAGATTCCAGGCAAACAGCGATTTGCCTGCTCGACGCGACCAACAGAGCACTATATAGCGGACGCCGTTGTCAAACGCTTTGAGCACCTTTTTCTGGTACGAGCGCATAACAATACCTGCGCCGATTTTGAGGACGTTCATTAGACTGCCTCCGCTTCCGCAGCCTCGAGCTCCCGCCAATGCTCCTCTTTCATGTGGTGGGTCAGCGCCCCTTTCGAGTAAAGGACAAGCCAGCAATACGGGCAATCATGCGGCATATGGGTATTACCGTTCATCACTTCACACCCTCGGTCTCGATGTAGTATGTGCCGTTCTCGTCCTGCACCGCCTCGTAGGGCGCTACGTCTGCCCAGCTCTCCAGCAATACCACCTGCTCACCGTCGAGTCGGATAACATCAGCTACCGCGCCGTCCAAGTAGTTGAACAGCAGGTCGATCGCACCTAAGTTGCCGCCTTTCATCGCAATCGCGTAGAGGTTGGCGACCATCACCTGCGCGACGGTATAGCGGTCTTTGTTGTCTAGTATCTCAAACGCCGTCAGATTCTCGGCCTCGCCGAGCGATTCGAGCTCTCGTTTGAGTAGCGCTCCAGGTGCGTCAGCCTCGTCGATGACGACCTTATCCTCGGTGACAGGTACGGCGGCAGTCTCGTCCTGAATACGGTTATTGACGATGGGTTTGAGCGCCTTTTGCCTGGCATCGGGAAAAACCGTCCGAATCAGCGTCCGTTTAATGATAATGACCCTCTCGGGCTTACCGAGGATGCGCTCAAACGCCATTTTTATCGCCTTCACGTCGTCACCCTCGCAGCACAGGCGCAGTAGTTCGGCGACGACCGCCTGGTTCGAGTTCAGGTTCGGGCTGCCGAGTCGGTGGGCGCGGTAGTTTTGCGGGAGGAAGTCGCTAAAATAGTTTTGGAGTTTCTTTGCCTGTGCCATAGTATTTTTCTTTTAGTTTTGTGCCGTATGCCGTCCAGTCCTCGCTCAGAAAATTCTTGCCGTATTGACGCTCCAACTCATTGAAGCCAGCTCGCATCTCTTCGATGGTTTCCTTCGTGAGCATAAACCTGACTGCGCCCTCGTATGAATGTTTATATTCCGAATAGGTCAAGACTCGACCCTGTTCTACGCACATCTTCCCATAAGTATTAGCTTCTTGCAACCATAACACCCAGCCATACATCTGATACTGGTCGATCAGCGGTCGAGTGGTCTCACCTTTAGCGAGCTTGATGGCGCACTGCACCGCGTAATTGAGCCACGCCTGCTTGTCGGCGAGAATCATCCGCTTCATCTGCCCGCCGTCCGCCCTCGGCTCGATGTAGGTGTAGAGACAGAAGCGCACGCGGTCAACTAGACTTTGCTCAAAGCTCATCGTGGTCGGCGCGTTACTAATAATCTCAATGAAGCCGTAGTTGGTCGTCTGGTAAATCTCCGACCCCTTCACCTCGACCTGAATCGGGTCGCCACTCGCCATCAAGTGCAGTGTGCCGTAGTTGTCGTTGTTCTGATTCTTACTGCCTTTGGCATCGGCGTCAAACAGGTAGGTGGTGTTGTCCATGTGTTGCGTGTAAAATCTGCCCCAGTTGCGGGATAGCGAAAACACGCCAGCGCCTGAGCCGAGCACTTCCGCCAGCCCTTCCGCCAGCGTGCTTTTCCCCGTTCGGGATTGCCCGAAGGTGAACAGCAGGCCATGGTTGCCCAAGATCGCCGACCCTACCGACCAGTCGCGCACTTTCTGCTGGTGTCCGTCCATCGTGTCATACCATGCTTGCCAGGCGAGGCTCGGCTGGTAGTCTGGCAGGTAGTCGAGCTTGGATGAGCGGGTGGTCGGGTGTGACAAAAAGCGCTCTTTGTCGTAATTCAGCTCACCAGTAAAGCCGTCGAGGATGCAGCCGCGCATCTCAAAGTAGCGACGGTTGTCAAACTCAATCTCAGGGGCATAGGCTTGAAAATATGCCCATAATTCCTGTTGCCGTTTGGTTGACCAGTTCGATTCACGCAGCTCGGGGTAGGTACTCATCGCGTCACGCCAAAACTCGACGTGCTCCGCGCGGCGGTACACCTTCCAGGCGTTGTTGACGCGAATCGCCAAGCCATGCTCAGTGCGGCGTAAATACAAGGGGCTCTTGCGCCCACCCATGCAAGTAAAATTTTCGATGACCGCTCGGTAAAACCACTGCAATGTCTCCTGATTACGCACCGTTTCTGGCAACACTGGCAGCTCGTCGTTCGGTGTCTGCTGTATCGCCTTTAGGTCGGCGGCGTTCTTCTTCTCAATGTCAGCTGGACTAGGCATATCGCTTGCCCTCCTGAATGACCACTGAACTGACGTGGTGAACGGCGATGCTCACCTGCGCGCCGCTTTTTATGTCGATGGTGTCAATAAAATCTATCTCGCGACCAAGCTTCTGCTTGATCTCTTTGCCTTTTTCGATACTGACGTAGTACACGTCCTTGTTCGTCATACTGACAAGAGCGTATGGTTTCCCCTGATTCCCCATGTTGTTTTTACCCTTTTTTCACTGATGCTTGATATTTGATTGTGTGTAGCGTGGGCTGCTACTGCCGTATGTCAAACTCGTGTGCTGCTGCTTTCCTCCGCTCGCGATAGCGTTTCTGTCTTAGTGCCTCGGCTCGCTTCTCCTTCTCGGAGCGTTTGGCTCGTACTTTTTTATAATACTCCTGCCAGCGTTTTTTGGTAGCCTCTTCCGCTTCCTCGTATGTGGAAAACTCCTCCCCCTCCCCAATCGGCACTTTCGTCACCTTGCCAAGCGTGCGAATCACCGCTTTCTCGGTTTTCAAACGAAGTGCGCCGTCGTCGTCACGCTCGTAGTCGAGGTCAAAATTGACCGTCGAAAACTTGACCCGACTCACCGAATACTTGTCGGCAAACGCCAGTAAGTCCTGTTCCATTGTTTCTCTCGTTATTTGTTCCATACCTCAAGCATAGCAGAGCGGGGGATAGTTGTAAACACTTTTTTTAGGTTGTTTTGAATTATTTTGGCTCAGGAAATATGGGAGCATATATATATCTTTTCTTCTCCCCTGCCCGATACCCTACCCCCCCTCGTTGCTTTATTTACTACATTATTATTTATCCTGCTTTATTCTTTTTTTCTTGTGCGCCCATGTGCCAGGTGGGGCGTGATCGTGCGCGTGTCTAGACACTACCTATATCACACCATATAACCGCATATTAACAACTACTATACCATAAAACATATTATACCATCACACTAACTAGGAGATGTTTTTCCTAACTTTCTTTTTTTCTACTAAGAGGGGGAAAAAGTAGAGATAACAAAATTAAAATTTTGACTTTTATCTGTTATTTGCGTTATGGCCCAAATTAAATTATTTATTTCTAAAACGCAAAATATACAAAATAATTTTGTGCATAACGTTTGACTTACAATTTTACAACACACTTATCCACAGGCTGACCCCTGTTAATTTTTCTCAACCCTGTCAATAGCTAAAAAACACCTAAAAATAAACACAAAACCTATTGACGTATGCCAAAATGTGCGCTATTATGTATACATAACCAAACGCAAAGGTTACCAGAAAAGCACCTATCACAATCAACCGATATAACCGCCAAAGACAAAATGTCTTCGCAACCATACAACCGATTGAATACCCGCTTTACATCACAACCAACGCAGATGGCTATACGGTACTCAAGCACATTTACAACCTATCAACCGTACTTCCAAGTCAATCGACGTAGTGCCAAGGGGCAGCGTAGCAGTAGATATAAGGGCATTGACTGACGATACAACCGATAGAGCAGTAACGCATTTTAACAACTCAAAGCACCACGAGCCGACGGCTATGCAATTTAGCGCGCTCGTGGGAAGTGACAGAGACGCAAGCAAGCATATTTTCAGATATTGCCCTGTAAGGTGCTTGCGCCTCTGTTACTGATGATAGTGATGGGCATTTAGTGGTGCATCACACGCTGAGCGGTTGTAAACGGCTATCATCAGTAACAGGGGCTAACCCTAACGCAAAGGCAACTAATAAGAAAGCAGGTATTTTATGGTTAAAATGCTAGTAAACGAAAAATACGAACTCATACAAGAGAAAAACGGTAAAACTATCGTACACGGCGTAGGCGGCACGCCATCAGAACTGATTGAACACTACTATAACCACCGCAAGCAATGCGGCTATATGGTAGTTGTCGGACAGAAGACGCGCAACATATATGCAACATTAGGCAGTAAATAAGAAAGGCGGTCAAGATGACAACTCATCAACTTGAGGAAGCAATTTGCAACCAGTATGACAACGGGCGATATCGTCCAACAGGCGCAGACGGTGGCGCGTTGCGCTATATCCTCGTGAACGTGGACGGCAAGCAATACCACGCGAGCATCACACTAGATAGTGAAATTGCAGCTATCCGCCGTATCTGGGAGCTGTCGGACTGGACAGACCAGAACAGCATCAAGCGTATTTATAACTACAAGGATACTTATTACCAAGTAAGCAACGCATAATTATGGACAATATCACATTACTATTTTTCGCAACGGTTTTCGCGTGGACTCTCTACGCAGCAATACAAGTATTTTATGGGGGCAATGAATAATGACACTTGTCCAACAGGTACATTTATACAATCTGCTACGCAAAAATGGCTATCTTACTAATTTTTCAGACGTGGCAGAGATGACGGTCAACGAAGTTTTAGAAATGATAAAGGAGTAACAGCGATGACTTACAACGAACTCAAGCAACAACGACAGGCGAAATATGACGAATTTTTCAAGAAAATCGGGCTATTTTGGGCATTTGGTCAATCACAATTTGACGAGGGCAAAGCAAAACACCCACTCGAGGACGGCTATAAATACGTCTCAATCGGGGCGGGCGGTTATTTTCCAGGGCAAAACAAGCAGGCGTATATAGACGGTATGGACGCAATAAACGCCTGGGAAAAAGTAGCCAACGCGGAGTTGAAAGCCAACCGAGCCGAGGCAGAAAAGGCGATACTATACGAATTGCACAATTATGAGTGCTTCTATGTAGCGTCTATCGAGCCTGTCGTTGACCTGTTCAAAGGCGTATACACTCGCGACCAGATTAAAAAAGTATATGCAAAATACGTTAATACGGTGGAGGTCTAATATGACTATTTTCCGTACCCTAAACTATCGCTGGCGCTTGCTCACTTTACGGAGTGGCAAGCCTTATATCAAACGAGAATTTACCCATCGAGGGTTTAAGAAATTCATGGAGCAATAAGATGCAGACGACAATTTACGGCGCACCACGCCAGACGTGGGCAAATATCCACGACGATTATAAGAGCGTTATAAACGGCGTGAAGTACGTAACGACAATGGACGAAACAGGCGCAACGGTTTTAATGCCATATAAGCAAGCACGAGAAAGGAAACTCATCTAATGGAAATTTACGACAACGGCGGTGACACAATTGACCGCTACACGATATTTTTATCAGCAGGCAGTGACGAGGCTATCGGAGCAAGCGATAGGGGCGAGGGTTTTTATCAGCACATCGAAGCCAAGCGCGGTCGTCACTTGGGCAAGAAAATACCGTTTACATCACTATCAACTGAACTACGCCACAAGTTGGCGGAGGAGTAACGAACATGAAAGCATCGACAATTCAATGGCATTTAGCGCGTGACAATCAGCTACAGTTAGCGCGGTTTTGTGATAGAAACCGAGTAGTGTCTGAGGTGGCCGAACAATACCAGGTGGATGGTAGGGGTTATTTTACGATTCTCTACAGGTTTGATAACGGGGCATATATCAAGGCAGAAATGTTAACAGGCGATACGAGAAGTTACACGGTAGCCGACCATTTTCAAGTGGTAGACTACGCGCTGGAATGTAAGCACCACAACTTTAATGAGTATTTTGAGAAATGCGATGACTGTGGTATCAAGCTGGAAGAAATGCCAAAGCATATCCAGCGCGACTACTACGCAGTATTTGAAGACGGCGACGAGCCACGAACACGAACAGAGTAAACAATAATATTGTTGATTTTTAACGACCGACGTGTTACACTGAGGTTATAGCGATAAAGCAAAGGCTATAGAAAGGACGGCGAATATGTCAGTTAGTTTACGAGAAGTTATCGAACATGGCGGGTACGATCTGACCACGCTCGATGACGCACGTTGGCTACTCTCGAAACAATCAGAGTTCAAGGAACTTATCGAAGAAGCCGAGGAAACGATCGAAATACTGGGGGCGGAAGATGAAAATCCATAACCGATTCGACGAAGATCACCGCGAAGCCTGTCAGGTTTGCTACGACGCATACCTCGACTTTATGAGCGAGCAACGCGCCGAACAAGAGCTAGATGCGATGATAGAGCTGGACACGGCAGGTGTAATTTAATAATCAGATAGAGCGCAGTAGTGCTGGTAGTAAGACGCCTAGTCTTGACTAGGTTTGGTGAATCAAATAGAGCTTCCGACGGGACGAAGAAGTTTGCTACTAGCACCATGCGCTCTATCACACAGAAATATAAGGAGGGTAATTTAGTGAAAAAGTCAATCAAGAAAGCCGTTAAAATTGCGGTCAAGAAATACACAGAAATCACCGACGCGACACAAACTAACGGACTAGAGTTCAACGAGAGCCGTTACATCACCAACGAGGGCGGCAAGCAGTATATCGTCGAAGTCTGGGCATAAAAAGGGAGGGCAAAACAATGAAATACATAGAAATCGAACACAGGCCAAACCGCGTACAGTTGATCGCGGTGCGAAACTGTAACACCGCGAAGTATACTCACAATATGACCAAGCGACGGTTACGCCAGGAGGTCATACAGCATCTTAAAGCAATTTGGCGATGCTACCTCATGGCAAAACGAGCACGGCTCGACTATAAATTAAGCAAATAAGGAGAAAATATCATGGCAAATAATGAATTAGTAGCGAAGTTTGAAAAAAATCAGCAGCAGATTGCAAAACTGAACAAGGAGATTGAAAAGGCCGTCGGCGCACAGGTTGCGAAGAAAGCTGAACTCGAAGCTCAGAATAGTGAAATGCGCCAGGCGATACTAGAGGCGATGGAAGCTAACGGCGTCACGAAGTTTGACGGCGACCTCATCAGTATCACCTACGTCGCACCAACCGAGCGCAACACGTTCGACTCAAAGCGATTCATGGAAGAGCGCCCGAAGACAGCCGAGAAGTACATGCGAAAGACTCAGGTTAAAGCGAGCATACGCCTCAAAGTGAAGGCGTAGAGCATGAATATATATCATATAGAACGAACCGACGGGTCAGCGGACTACGACGAGTTCAGCGACTTTGTTATCGTAGCTGAGTCCGAGGAATACGCTCGCAATATTAACCCAGAGAGTATTTGGCGCGGCACGCTAGAGACAATTGACACCACTAAAAGATTTAGCTCATGGGTGCAGTATGACGATACGAAAGCCACCTTACTAGGGGAGGCAGAGGAACGATATATAGCACCAGAGATAATCTGTGCGAGTTTCCATGCAGGTTAGTTTATGAAAAAATACGCAAAAGAATTCAGGATAAGCACCGAGCCACAACGCAGCCCAGGCTGGTATAGAGAACGGGCAGGCTTGCCAAGCTCAAGCGGTCTGGCCTTTCTGTTTGACACACTGAAGGATGGCGTGACACCAAGCGCCAAGGCGAAGAAATACCTCAAGCAGTTAGCGTTCGAGCGTCAGTTCGGCGTGACTTATGAGAAATTCGACACCAAGGCGATGCAGGACGGGCGATTCTATGAGGACTTTGCCAAACTGGTATACCAGCGCGAAACAGGAAACGAGGTCAGCGAGGCGTTTTCATACGTATCAGATTGGTTCGTGGCGACACCTGACGGTCATGTTACAGAGCCTGTTGTTGCTATACGACATGACCCTGCAACTAAAGAAACGCACAAAAGGGGCGGCGGTAAAGGTCTACTCGAGTGTAAGATACTGGGCGACGAGTCCTTTATGACCGCAATGGAGGAAGGCTTGTCAATCGACCACGAGCGGCAGACGCAATCACAACTGATGGCGAGCGGTCTCGACTGGGTGGACTATATTGTGGTGAACCTGAAGACGAGAGCGTACTTCATCCAGCGAGTGCATCGCAATAACACCCTCATCAAGCGCATTTACGAGCGGCTGCATGAGCCGCTAGACTTGCCAGAACTACAGGATGTCGGAGTCAAACGATTCGACGAGTCACTGATGCAAGAGTTCATGGGCGAGATGACAGTAGAGAAGGCTGAAGCTATTATTAAAGATTTACCATTTTAAAGGAGAATATCATGGCGAAAGCACAGAAAATCACATTTAGTAAAGAGTACGTTCTTGAGGTCGTAGTGGCCGAACTACGTAAAAGACACAGTATCCCAGAAAATTTCGTAACTAAGGTACGAGAGTACGGCGACGATTTTCTTTCGTTTGTTGAAATCGTACCGACAGAGACAGAGGTTGGCGATGAAGAAAGTTAACGTCACCTACATCCCGTCGATCTACCAACTCGGCACGACCGACGGCGTGGATTACACGATAATCCCAATACAGTAATAAACTATTGCGCTGTTTATTTCGGTGTGTTACACTGAGATTACAGCAAAAGCAAAGCTACAAGAAAGTGAGAAAACAACTATGGCACAATTAACATTTGTACTCGGTAAAACGGGTACAGGCAAGAGCACGAGCTTGAGAGAGTTTAGTGCGAAAGACGGTATCGGGTATGTTACCGCGACAGGCAAACCATTGCCGTTCAAAAACGACATCCCACAATACCACGCCAAGAGTTACTCGGAACTTACGGCGGTCATCAAGCAGGCGGAAGCACCTGTCGTGGTCATCGACGACTTCAATTACTTTATGAGTTTTGAAGAGTTCAGTCAGGCAAGCAATAAAGGTTACGAGAAGTTCACCCAGATGGCGGTCAACGTCGTCAACATCATCGACCTCATCAGCAAGAAAGACAGCGATCAGCGCTTCTATATCCTCGCCCACAGCGAGAACAACGATAGCGGCGAACTACGCCTAAAGACCACAGGTAAGATGGTCAGCGACAAGT